CGTTTGACTACGAATCAAAAGGCCAGGGGTTCGAATCCCTTCTGGGTCACCAAATCATTTAAAAGCGAACTTTCAAGAGTTTTATCATGGAACTCTGAAAGTTCGTTTTTATAATTAAAGACAATTTCAATGTGATCTTCATATATAGTTACATGATGAACAAAAGCCTCTATAATCCTAGCACGCCCACGTAGGGTGCTAGGATTTTCTTTTGCCATTTTTAGCAAAAAGAAACGGATATGATCTTCTGTAAGTTCTACAGGGATAATGGTATTTTCGAGGTTTGCTTTTATCTCAATCTGGTCTTTTAACTCTTGTTCGGTAGCCTCAATTCTGTGTTTTAATACATCCGAAATGAATCCATTTGCAATAGCTGTCATATAATTGTCTAATGATTTTTTCAAATCACGAATATGGGCGTCAATTATATCAATTTGCGCACCAGTTTCGCTTTGAAGATTTTTACCTGAGCTGGCAGCATATTTAGCTATTTTATTAACCACATTAGGTTTATTTAGTATCGCAAGGGTTTGGCTTATGACAATATCATCAAGGGCATCTCGTCTAATATTTTGAGCCTTACAAGCATTTTTGCGACGTCTATTGCTGCATACGTAATAATGGTGCAGGGCACCTGTTTTAGATGTACCCGTTGAGCCTACATAATTTCCTCCGCATCGTCCGCATTCTAGCTTTCCACATAGTTGGTATAACTCACTCCGATTACCTTTCTTTCTAGCACGTAAATTTCGTTTATGCTGCGCTTTTTCAAATATACTCTTATCTATGATAGGGGGGATTGCATTTTCTATGCGTTCTGACCCCCAAGAATAGACTCCAATATATTTTTCATTGCTAATAATGGCCTTAATGCTGTTTGTATTGAATGGCTTGCCTTTATGGGTTAAATGTCCGTTTGCATTCATATAGGACGCCATTTCGCTAAGTGTATGACGTTGTAAATACATATCAAATAATTTACGTACAACATTGGCTTCATGTTCGTTGATTTCTAGCTGCCTATTATTAGATAATTTATATCCATAGGGGACAACAGTACCTACCCATTTACCCTGTAATACGTTATCAGTCATTCCCCGCATTACTTTTTGCGATAATTCTGCTGAATAGTATTCGGCCATACCTTCTAATACCGATTCAAGGATGATACCACTAGGATCATCTTTAATATTTTCTTTAACTGATATAACTCGTATACCATTTTTCCGTAGCTTTGCCTTATATATAGCGCTATCATATCGGTTCCGACTGAATCTATCTAATTGATATACCAGCACATAATTAAAGGCTTGCTTATTACTATCTAGGATCATTTGGCGGAATTCGGGCCTATCATCCGTTTTAGCACTCAAAGCACGGTCTATATACGTATTTGTTATTGTGATCCCTTCACGTTCTGCATAGGCCATGCATTCTCTTATTTGGCCGTCTATAGATTCATCCCGTTGTTTGTCCGAGGAATACCGGGCATAAATAACACCTATTTGAGTAGTTTCGCTCATATGTTCGCTCCTTATGACAAATAAAAAAAGATAAGGCCTTGAACGTATAAGAACAAGACCTTATCTTTTTTGCGGCTAAACCGCTTATAATAATTTTAGTTTGAGGCTTAACCTCTTTGTTCTTATATTATAGATTTTTTGTATAAAAAAATCAACAAATTTGTCAATTTTTCTGTAGAAAATTACAACTTTTATTGCATTTTTTCTATTTTATACCGTGAATTTCCTTAATTGCTTGGCGGATTTTGTCCGTTACATGCTTCTCCACTCGCATATTAAAAAGGGCATCTTGTTTACATGTAGGGTTTTGAATTCGTATTTTGCTAACTGTGCGAACTTGTGAGGCCACAGCTACTGTACCTGAATTTAATCGTGCCACTTCTTTCATAATTATTTCGTGTTTAATTAACATTTTATGTGCACTTTCAATCTGTTCAGTGAGAGTGTGTAATTGAGATTTGGATAATGTTCCAACTTCGATATTTTCTAATCGCCTTACTTCTGCACTACATGTATCTAGCAATTTCCCTGCTGTGGAAAATAAAACTGTAAATAATTCAGATCCCAAATAAATGTCTGTTTTATATAATGTAGTTGGTTTTTCTTTATGTGGTTTCAGTGATCTTAGAGGCACAACGGTAACCATACCACTCTTGTTTGAGCTTGGACTTAATACTATTGCATAATGAAGTCCACCAAATTCATTACCTATTCCAAAGCCAAAATCTACTTTTACAATATGACCGGGTTGAAATGTTGGAAAATACTTAGCGTCGAAAGCCTCCTCTTGTTTTATGTATTGTAAATAATTACGTAACCAATAGTACATTAGGGCCGCTTTATGGTGATCTTGATTTACTAAGACAATCAAAAAAGTACGTATATCATTTGCTAGAGTTTTAATTTTATCAATTAAGGTAACCTTGTTTTCTGGCCTCTTTAAATCCATATAAATCTCCCTTTTATATGCTCCACTTGTGCCCGCATTTTAAACATACGCCTTTTCGTTTATTCTTATTGTGAAATCCTGCTATTAATCCAACCCCACCTGTTAATAGACCGCCAACAAGTGCTTTTCCACCACTAAATCCCTGCTTGTCAATTTCGATTTGTGTTGAATGGCATTTCGGGCACCGTAATTGTCCGTCATCAACGTTAATATTTATAGATAGGGGCTGGCCGCTTTGATATGCCATAACAATGTTTTTTAATGATGGATCATTAAACATTTGGGTGGCTGCATTTGAGGATTTTAACATGCCCGCTCCTGTAATTTTCTTAATCTCGTCAGCTGTTTCTATTGTGGCGGTAAATCCGGACTTTTCGAATAATCTAGTATCTAGTGCCACCTGTACTGCATTGAATGTTACCCCGTTAACCTCTTTTGGATACTCTGGCATAGATGGCATCTCATTTGCTGGTTGTACATCCGGCAATGGAGTAGGTAGGGGATTACCCGTTACAGGTGTCCCACAATTAGAACAAAATTTTACATTATCATCTAGTTTAGAACCACAATTTGAACAATACATAAATATTTCCCCTTTATTAACGATGATGTCTTAATGATTCTATATGATTGACCTTATGCGGTGAATCATGATCTGCAAAATTAATATGGCTCAGTTCATGCAAATAAGTTTTTTGATTTTCTGCATGCGATAATTTTGCATTCAGTATTACTGTATAGGTATCATCTTCGTTTTTCCTAACATATCCCCCGCAGCCAGTCGGTAAATTTACTAGCTTAACTATAATCACTCGTAATCGTCCCCCCGCTCCCTTTGTAATAACGACTTCGTGATATTTATAATACTTTCCATCTCGCTTTTTGATAGGCTCCGCTTTGCGTCTAATAACAACCGCAAATCGGGGTCATTTTTTATTTCCTCCGCTAATTCTGCTACTTCCGGATCATAATAATATCCATCATCCGTAGTAGGGTGTTCACCTGTTAGGAGGTAATCGATAGAAACGTTGAAAACGTTGGCAATTAATTTAATCATTTCAGCAGAGGGCATTCTTGCATCTGTTTCCCAAAGTGAGATTGCTGAACGGCCTACATTTAATTTTTCACCAAGCTCATCGCCTGTTAAATGTTGAAATTTTCTTAATTGCTTGATGCGTTGGCCTAATGTTTTCATTTAGAACACCTCCTTAGGTTGATTGTAACAAATTGTAAACAAAAATAAAACTACTCATTGAAAACTTTTATAAAAAGTTTATTTGACTTGTTACTAATTGCAAACTATAATGAGGCCATAAGATGTTACAAAATGAAAACAAAAAAGGAGGTGAGATAATGTCATATAACAAGCTGGCTGTGTTTAGACGAGAGCTGAATTTTAGTCAGCAAGAAGTTGCAAATATGCTTTCTATTTCAAGAGCTGCATACTCTTTAAAAGAAAATGGACACCGCAAGTTTAGTCAAAATGAAATGGGAATTATATTTACAAAGTTTAAAGAAAGATATCCTAAATTAAATATGCAAGATATTTTTTTAACTTAAAAGTTTACTAATTGAAACTATATTCAGGAGGGTGATATGAATTACAAAGCAGGTTGGGGCTTTAAACCCATGGAAGAAATGCAGTATAAACATTGTGATTTTCTACCGATGGATTACATCGAGGATTATTACAAACGCACAGGGATGATTGTTATTACTCACTGGGCTTATCCCAAAAGCGAATTTGAAAAAATTGTCACAAAAATAGAAAAGGTAATCGTAGATATTAAAGCAGGAGTTTACGATTACAGCTATCCTACAAAGCGGTCAAAGCAAGAAACTCTTGAACGCAATCAAGAATACTTGCATCGACTATACACTATTAAATTCAAACTTGATTTATAAGGAGGTGAATATTATGTCATTAATTGATTTAGGCATGAACATTGCACTATTTGCAGCATTGGTAGCTAGCATATTGTCATTATTGGGTGTGTAAGGGGTGCTAAATGCTGAATTTAAAGAAATATTTACAGGCTCGTATAAAATTCGTTAAAAGTGACATTGATTACACAAATAAAGAGAATGTAATCAGAAATATGTATGCTTGTTATGAATTGGCAGACGTAGCCTATGTGGCTGGTTTGGCAGGCTTATATGATGAGTTTTTAGAGATGTATTACAGATTATATTTTAAAGCTGCCGATATGAAATAAAAAGGAGAGTGATGAAGATGTCAGACGCTTTATCAATGCTTGGCGATTTACCACTTGGAACGCTGGATCAAATGAGTGATATTCGAGATACGCTCAAAGCATTTGGCAAAAATGATGTTCAAATCATTATTACTGCTACAAATATTGATGTAAAACCTATCAATGCAGGTGGTGATTTTGAATGAGTTGGGATGTAAGGCCTTGGCTGGTTGAAGATATGATTGATTTCTTTAGCCGGCCCGGGATATTAGAAGAATTTGAAGAATGGAGGGAAGAATATCATGCAAATGGCGGACAGAACGGAAGCATTGAAATGGCGACATTACCGAATTACACAATATCGACGTCGCAGATCCGAGAGACGGAATATGATGGCCCCTCAGCTTGCTGACATAGTTGAAGGCTTTATCTTTGGAACGTTGTTTATGTTGCTAGTATGGGGCGTTGCATATTGGTGGGTAACCGGGGAGGAGTTAATTCGATGGTGAAACGTTGTTACCATTGCGGTTATAAATTAACTAATCACGAAACCTATAGCATATTTAATACCGCAATTGGAAAGGTCGTTTGTGTTTGTAAAAATTGTCATTCTACATATTTACGAATGCGAGCAAAAGAAAGAAAAAGGGCTGCACTTGCTGGAACAAGCACAACCCTAGTTAAATAATAACCTAATCACATTATATCATAGAAAATTTTAAAGGAGTAAAAAAATAGAACTTGAACAATTAACTTTAAAATTAAACGGTAATGTAATAGAACCGTGGTTTATCAAGGCGAGCTATGAAAAAGTTGGAAATTTCCCAACTCCTTATGGCTGGATGACTATGAGCTATTTAACTAATCGAATTGAATATCTAAAAAATGAAAGATGTTCGACGCCATTGGTTGAAATTCGTGTTCATATCGATAACGTTATTAAAACAATGGAAGCTATTAAAGCATATTTAGAAAAGGAGTAATATCATGAACCAATTTACAATCGAATTCAAAAACCCAAAAGACTTAGCAAAAAAAATTAGCGAGTACAACGAATTAATGAATGGATCTGTTACAGAAGCTGAGCCTCCTAAAAAGGCTACACCAGTAGCAAGCGCTTCCCCTAAAGAAGTAGTAACGCCACATTGTGATGTAGCAACATTAGGACCAAAGGCCGCTACTCCGGGCGAGCCTGTAGAGGTTAAGAAACCTACTGCCGAAGAGGTAACCGTTATTAAATCTGCTGAAAAAATCACAAATGATGCAGGACCTAAAGAGGATCCCGTAGTGGAGCAAAAACAGATAGAAGTTAAGGAGCCCGCTCAGGATGCAGTTGAAGATGATAAAACTGCAAAGAAACAGGCTTTAATTGATAAGGCAAAAGAATGGTTATTAGCAGACCAAGCAAATCGATTGACACCATATATGGCATTAATGGGCAAACATAAAGTACCGGGCAATAAAATTACAGTTGATAATTTAACAAAAGAATTAGCGGCTGAACTAATTACATTGATTGGTTAATTGGTGTTTAAGAAGGAGTATATACATGAACAATAAGAGCCATTACACACGAGTTGTAGAAATATTAAAGGCTGATAATAAAACGTTGGAACGGGCGATGCAGTTATCGCCTGAGGATGCTAATGAGTTTCAAGAGGCCCTAGATTACAATAATGCAGTTATTAAAGCATCACAATCTATTATTAAGGCTATTGATATAGTTAGTGAAGCCGATAAAAAGGCTGCAGCTAATGACAAGCAGGCTAGTGGAAAGAAACGAGCTGCAGAGTTGAAAGAAATGGCGAATAATACGTCTAAGGATCCTACGCCAGCACCTGAGCCTGAGCCAGCTAAAGCAGAAGTAAACACTGATATTGATATTAACGAATTATTTGGTTAATGCTATGGAAATATTGTATTCGTTTGAAATCCCAAAATTACATGATAGTGTAGTTCGCTATCAAGGATGGCAAGCACCTAAAACCGTAATCTATCATGCTGATTGTGATGCCTCATTCTCTGCTACATGGCCTGAATATTACCATCCGGGCAATGGGTACTGTACACGAGCACACTATTATGTATGTCCTTTCTGTGGGCATCACTCCAATCCTTCTCGTGAACATGTAGGGCTTATTATTAATGAATCTGATGCGATTCCTATTGATATTAGATTCTCTATTGTTTCTTGTAAAGATTGGGTTGACCTCCAAATGCAAGGACATCAGGTTGTATTGATGGGCGACCAGCTCATTAAACAGCCTAAGCGCTTTTATCAAACAATCCGTTTTGATTTTAAAAATTTGAGGGTTCTTTTTATCGACGATTTAAGAGGTGAAAAGAAAGTCAGTATTTATGATTTAGAGCATATTTCAGGCACTACAAACAATCTATATGGATATGTTGGAATGTTGCATCAATGTAGAACTAGATCTGCAGCTATTAACTATGCCACTCAATTTAGGATGCTGTTTAAAGTACTTCGTTTAGAGTTCGAGAAACGAATGTCAGCTATTACCGGTTATCGGGTTAAGGATGTTTATCAAGCAACGGGAGTATCTAATGAGCATGGGTATGGTGCTGGAATGATTTTCAATATGGCATGGCGAATGGCATTTCCTGATGGCCCTGCATTAACAAAACCATTGTCTTTTCAACTTTGGGAATGGAGCAGAGCAGGTAATAAAGCCATTAACGCTGATGTTATTAATTTAGGACGTCGTTATCATTCGTTCTATGATGCTTTAATTAGGGGACATAATATAACAGATTTAAAGCCGTTTATGCGTCGCTGGTTACATAAAAATCCGGGTTCAATCACAGCTTTTAAAGGGATTGTCATGTTGAGTGATGATATAAATGAGCAACGATTATTGTTAGATGTACTCAGCCGAAAGCAACATATCTTACTCAGAATATTTGACGATGCCCAAGCGCTAGTATTTTTGAAACGGTTTAGAAAGGAATATAAAAATCAGCTTATTCCGTTTTTAAGCAACCATTTTGAATGGGACATCATAACTATGTATTCACAGTTAGAAGCTGAAAACAAAGCATCATTTTGGGAAACACATCCTAAATTAAGGGATGTACATGATGAGCTGGTTAATATTCTAAATAAACAACGTTTTGAATATGTGGAGTTACTAAAGGCCGATGGATTAGCCGAAAAGTCAAACGGATTAGAATTCATTATCCCTGAAACTGGGGCGGATTTAGTAAACATTGGCGTTGCACTTAAAAACTGCGTTAGATCTTACACAAATAAGATTCAACAGGGGCAATGCATTATTGTGGGTGTTAAGAAAGCCAATAAATTTGTAGCTTGCTTAGAGCTAAAACCACTACAAGGCAATGGGGCATTGCTGGTGCAAGCAAAATTATATGCTAATAAATCAGTGCATACTAACAAAACTATCAATAATAATGTTCTTTCATGGGCGTATCGTCATAGGATTGCACCTAATACTTCGGATATTGATGTTAAATTGTTTGAAAAGCAGAAGGGAGCTTAATTATATGGCTTACAAAAAAGTATTTGATGCTAATAAAGCCACTCGTGAAGAATGGTTAGAGTTTCGTAAGAGTGGCATAGGTGGTTCAGATATGGCCGCTATTTTAGGCCTAAGCAAATATAGATCTGCACTTGATGTGTGGATGGATAAAACAGGTCGGACAATACCATCTAAGGACGATGGAAATCGATTTACATATTGGGGGACAAAGCTCGAAAGTATTGTTGCAGATGAATTTGCTATTCGCACCGGGTATAGTGTCAGAAATAATAATTTTACTCTACAATCCGTTGAATATCCGTTTTTATTGGCGAATATTGATAGGGAAATTGTAGGGATTGATGCGGGGCTGGAGTGCAAAACAGCCTCCGCATTTAAAGTGGATGAATGGCAAGGGGACAGCGTCCCTGATGCCTATTACATTCAGTGTCAGCACTATATGGCTGTCACTGGGAAAAAGTCATGGTGGATTGCTGCATTAGTTGGTGGCAATGATTACTACTATAAAGAAATTCCTCGTAACGATAACGTTATAGAGGCAATTATTGAAGCGGCGCAAGAGTTCTGGTCTTTTGTATTAACTGACACTATGCCAGCTGTTGATGGATCTGATTCATGCCAAGAGGCATTACGACAACTATATTCCAGTACTCAACCTGAATCAGTTCAATTAGAAGATACCGCCGATATTTATGCTGAAGAGTATTTAAAGGCTAAGGCCGATAAAAAGGACGCGGAGGAACGGGCTAAAGAGGCCCAAAATAATCTATGCCAGCTATTAGCCAATAATGAAGTAGGCTATACCCAAAATCATAAAATCACATGGAAATATAAAAAGGCGATTGATGGATTTGATAAAAAAGGGTTGGCAGCAGATTACCCCGACATTTTCAGCAAATATGTAATTAAAAATGAGCCAGTACGGAATCAATTCAGTTGTAAATAATGGAGGCTATATTAATATGACGGCAGAATGGCTTAAATCATTACTTGAAAAAGTCGATGATGATTATGAAATTAAAATTTTAGATTTTCGCAGTGAATTAGAGCTAGATATTAGCAATGTGCGAATTGATCTCGAGAATAAAGTAATCGTATTTGAGGAGGATATTAAATAATGGCAACAACTAAAGACGTAACTCTAAAAACAAGCAAATTAGCACCTGCAAAGCAAGATAACTCCCTTAAAGGAATGTTATCAAACGACAATATTAAAAACCGATTTAACGAAATTCTTGGTAAGAATTCGGCAGCTTTTATTTCGTCTTTATTGGCGGTCGCTAATAATAACGAATTATTGATGAAGTCCGACCCAGCTACCATTATTGGTGCTGGTGCCACGGCGGCTGCAATGAACTTACCTGTAAATCAGAATTTTGGGTTTGCATATATCATTCCGTTTCATAATGGAAAGACTAACCGTTATGAAGCTCAGTTTCAGTTGGGCTATAAAGGCTATATACAACTAGCTATGAGAACTGGGCAATATAAGGCTATTAACGCCGTACCTGTATACGAAGGCGAAGTAAAGTGTGTTAATCGCTTTACTGGCGAATATGAATTTGGTGAACGTACCGGGGATGAAATTATTGGGTACATGGCCTATTTTAAGCTCATTAATGGGTTTGAAAAGTTCTTATATATGGATATTGAGGAAATGCAGGCTCACGCCAAAAAGTACTCTAGAAATTATAAGGGCGGTACAGACCGCTGGGGCTTGACTGACTTCCATACGATGGCGGTTAAGACTGTACTCAAACGATTGTTAAGTAAATATGGTATCTTGTCCATTGAAATGCAAGGATCTAATGCGTTAGCTACTGCATTAGAAAATGACGGCGGTGTTATTACGATTGATAGTGAAGGTCATACAGTTACTGACTTTGATGGCGAAACATTAGATGCGGCTGGTGATACTTTTATGGTCGGCAATGATATTGTTGATGCGGATACAGGGGAAGTAATTGATGATAATAACATCAATGAAATGTTTGATAAATAAGGGGGATATATGTTTTTACGGAGTGATGTATTTCACCGCTTATTACATAATAAGCAAATGACGTTACTGGATTTTATGAAAGAGGCGCATTGCTCGCCTCTAACACTTGTGAAAGCGTTGAGTGGCAAAGATGTGGTTCAATCTTCAACTCGATTTCGATGGGCACATGCTTTGGGGTGCTCGGTTATGGATATATTTGTTACTAGATGGAAGTAGAGGGATGATGTTATGGCTAAGTTGACAAACTATTTCAGTCACGACGTTAGCGCACTAAGTGATCCAAAAATCATGATTATGATTTCATTACACGGCATGGTGTCATATGCGTGGTGGTGGATTTTAATTGAACGCTTGGCTGTTGAGGAAGATTGCAAACTCCCTTATAACAAATTCACCTTTGCTGGGCTTGCTATAGCGTTTCAAATCTCAGACAATTTGGCTTTTTGGAAGCAAAATGTAGCAAATGCTAAGCAAAACGTAGCAAATATAGCAAATGCTAATTTGCCAGATTTGGTAGAAAAATTTATACAATCATTAATTAAAGATTGTAATTTATTAGATACTGATGGAACGTATTTTTGGTCGCCATCTTTACAGCGTAGAACTGCAGAACGTTTAGCAAAAACCAATGCAATTTTGGAAAAACGTAGAGAGGCCGGGCGTTTAGGCGGTTTAGCAAAAGCTAGCAAATGCCTAGCAAATGCTAAGCAAAATTTAGCAAATGCTAGCGATAACCCTAGCAAAAATTCTAGCAAGCTAGCAAACCTGCCTAAAGAAAAGAAAGAAAAGAAAGAAAAGAAAGATATTATATTCTATTCTACTGATGAGCACGATGAAGTGAAGCAAAACGAAGCAAATGCTTCAGATGATATTGATATAAATGATCTGTTTGAAAAGTCCGACACTAAATTAAATGATACTCAATCTAAGGTCTATAAAGTCTATATGAGTGAGATAGGAGAAATTAGTTCTGTTACTAAAGAGCGCATTGATGATTTAGTCGTTGACTTTGGGGCTAATGAGGTAGTTAATGCCATATCTATTGCTAGTGAGCGAGGTAAAGGCAGTATAGGATATATAACAGCCATTCTTAACAATAAGGTTAAAGAGGAGGTGATAAAGGGAAATGGAAGCAATGGACGTGGCAGCAGAAATAGAAAGACTAAGGCAGCAACAGACAGCAGTGAAGTCGACTGGGATAAAGAAACAGGAGAATGGATATGAGTTCTATACTCCACATTATCCACCACCTGTTGCAGTTGAGTGTCAAAAAGATCTATCACAGTATGGCATAAAAGGTCGATATTTAGATATGACATTCTCTAAATTGAAGCAGCTAGGAGCACCGCCCGAAGATAAGGATGCATATAACTGTGCTTTGAAATATGCCGTTCATCTAAATGAGCATATCAAAAGTGGAAAGGGCTTGATTATGATGGGGCCAGTTGGAACAGGTAAAACGTCATTAGCTATCAGCATATTACGGAGAGCGATTGAACAAGGGTATAATGGTTACCTTATTTCAATGATGAGCTTACTCGACACATTGCTCGTACTGAGTAAAGGACCAGCTGAACACTATCTAAAATTTGAAAATCGCATTCGTAATTGCCCTTTACTTGTGCTGGATGATTTCGGGGCCGAATACGATAATAAATGGGTTTCAAGCAAGGTGGATTCAATCATCTCTGATCGAGTTGAACGTGGAAAAGCAACTATTATCACTACGAATTTATCTGTTCAACAAATTAAAAAGTGCTATGATAGCCGCATTTATGACCGATTGAAAGAAACGTCATTTATTCTATCGTTTAAAGGTAAGTCTAAACGGGACCCGCTGGATATTTCACAAATTTGAGGAGAAATAAAATGAAACCAAATGCCAAGATTGAGATAGAAGTTTTTGATAATGGATGCATTAAAGTTGGAATGGAAGGACAATTCACTGATTTAACAATCGGATTTTGTGCAGGAGTTGCACAGGTAGTTCAATTAGCATCGAAGAATGCTAATAAAACACCGGAAGAACTATTAAATATTGTTACTGCTGAGATGCGTAATGCATTAGGTAATGTATTAAGTGAAAAAGGAAAGGTTACGCATTAAGAATGAATAAGCTTGTAATTTATGGCCGACCAGCAACAAAAAAGAATAGTTCGCGAGTTGTATACGCTGGGAAATATCCTCGTGTCTTACCATCAAAAGCCTTTGAGGAATATCAAGCATTAGCGCTTAAACAGTTGCAATTCTATCGTAAACGAGCGTATCATTCTGGCCCTGTGTCCTTACGGTGCCGCTATTACATGCCTAACTGGGCACATTGGCCTGACTTGGTTGGCCTGCTACAAGCTACATCAGATATTCTGACTGAAGCTAGCATTATTGACGACGATATGTGGGTTGCAAATTATGATGGATCCGAAATAGTTGGAATCGATAAAGCAAATAGCAGGGTCGAGATTGAATTTATACCAGTAAAGGAGGGAACGATATTATATGAGTTGCGAGACAGGAGGAATACAAAAAGGGCCAAACGATAGCTGTTTATATTGTTAGACAAATGCTAGGTTAGGAGTCAAAAAATGAAATGGCATAAATTTAAAAAGTGTTTACCGCCACCTGATACAGTTGTGATAGTGCATGTTAGTGAATATGATTACGTAATAGGTACTTTGGTAGCTATTTCGGGTGAAAGGTTAGACGAATTTTCGATTTTACCACATAGCGATAATGACTATTGTGTCGAAGTTAAAGATTGTAAAGCATGGGCGATATTTAATAAACGTAGTCCATGGGAGGGTAAAAAATGACAGTAGCAGAACTAATAGAGGCATTACAGGAGTGTGATCCTGATGAGCAGTGCTATGTTAGAATCAATGGTAATTTTTTCGAAATCGATGATGTTTATGGCGTTGCTGATGCGAATTATTATGTAATAGACGCTTATGAGGAGTGATAAAATGCTAGTCGAAGATAAAAATAAATGGTGTTGGGTTGATGACTACGGAAATGCAGGCGACCCACAAGATACAATACAAAAGACCATTGATGATCTTATGGAGTGTGAGCCTGATTTAAAAGAAATATGGCTCACAGAGGAGACTGAACGAGTCGTACAAATAGGACACCCTAATTATTGTATCCCGGAGGTTGATGCCGAATATGTAATCGAAGATATAATTAATCATCAAATTGACTATGAGATTGCTGAGTGGTCCGAAGATTATTTGACAGATGTTAAGAAAGAACATGTTGATGAATTGAGTGAGGCATTGACAAATATCTTTCGTGAATGGGAAAAGAAACACGGCTATGAAAATACTGGTTATGTAGTGCTTGAAACAAAAACATACAAGGTAGATGCTAACGGCATTCTTATGGAGTAGGAGGTCAAATAATGATCACAGATGAACAAGGTAGAGAGTGGTTACTTCAAAAATTATATGATGATGGCTGGCGATATTGTGTAATGGATAATTTCAATGATTTGTATTTAACAAATGAAAAACCATCCATGTATGATGATGTAGACGAAATCAGAGTAGGTAGTTGTAAAAAGGCAATGAGTGCATCAGCTTTTAAAAATATATTACCTGAATTAAAACCTAACGAGTGCATAAGCATTGCAGAAGAATTAGGTATTGTTGACTGGTCTAAAGTATCAGTTGATACACCTGTTCGTGTATGGAATAACGAATCAACGACAAAAGAAAGAAGGCATTTTGCAGGATATGAAAATGGGTGTGTGCTAACTTGGTCTCATGGTGGGACTTCATGGAGTAGCCCAAAACATTGCGTAAGTGAATGGGATCATGCTGAGTTGGTGGAGCTATGAAAAGAGCAATATATATAGCGTTGGTTAAGCTACTAAAATTATTAGATAGCCGATACAACATATCTGATGAGATGATTATTGCAGGTGCTGTGTCGGTATTGGATGAAACACAAAATATGCTTGAATATGAAGCTAAATTACAATTACAGTTCTTGGATGATTTGCAAAAAGAAACTGCAGAAGACTTTACTCCGATTAGAGGGTTTTTAACAGGGTTTCATAACAGATCCATTAATTGGTGTAAAAAGCAGCGTAATTCATTAGCTACACAAAGCAAATTATAGGGTTATGGGGGTGTTAGAATTGGAACAGGTGCAAGCGATAACTGATATTGATGCGGTTGTCAAATTAGCTACTGAAACGGCTATAGAAATTTATGAGAAGAGGATCGAGAAAGACCATGCTAAAAAGCGGGAGCAGGCAAGAAAGAATACAAAAAAGCTATTAGCTGGGTACAATGAGCTCAAAGAACATTGTGAAAATGCTATAGCGGATATTGAAAGCAGTGTTCCGACTGATTTGCAGTTGCTTTTAACTGAGCTATTTAACCGTAGAGGCGTATTGCGCGTTGAATCTATTCTCGCTAGTAAGCGTCGTACAGAATTGATATTAGAGCATGTCGATAATATGCTTGATGTATATCGAAAACAATGTAATTATCGCAATCAACCGTACTTTAAATCGCTAGTGTATTTTTACATTGATAAGCTAGATGTCGATGCCGTAGCTGACAAATTGAATGTTGAAAAGCGAACGGTATACCGCTATTTAGAACAGGCAGAAAACGATATGGCATTATTAATATGGGGAATCCAAGCAGTTTGATTGTATGCAATCGAAACTTGACAAATTGTCACAAAACTGTCATTTACATGTCATTATGGGTGTTTTATAATGATAGTGTCGATAAATTGTAAGTGGCTCCTAATGACGAAATCGACACGACTATATACACCTTCTTGCATACAGTTTTGTGAAGAGGACACCGAATCAGGTGTCCTTTTTTCATGCCTAAATTTACGTGGTAGAGTACCCAAGAGGTCAAAGGGAACTGCCTTGAAAGCAGATAGACGTGTAATGCGTGCGTGGGTTCGAATCCTACCTCTACCGCCATATATTAAATTATAGAAAGGGAATCATCATGAATATTGTTGAAATGCAACTATCAGAATTAAAGCCATATGACAATAATCCAAGGCATAATGATGTGGCTGTGCAACCGGTAGCCAATTCAATCAAAGAATTTGGGTTTAAAGTACCTATCGTAGTTGATGCAGAAAATGTGATTATTGCAGGTCATACCCGATACAGAGCAGCTCAACAGTTGGGATTAGATACAGTTCCTTGTATTGTGGCCGATGATTTATCTCCGCAACAGGTGAAAGCGTTTAGATTAGCCGATAACAAAGTATCTGAATTCGCTACGTGGGATCCTGATGCTATGATGGAGGAATTGCAAGGAATCCTCGAAATTGATATGTCGGAATTCGGGTTTTTGGATAATACAGAGGCCCTTGATGAGGTCGATAATACCTATACTACGGATATTAATATTCCTCAATATGAGCCGTCAGGTGATGTAGTACCGCTTGAAAGCTGTATTGATGATTTAAAAACAGAAGCCTTGTTAATGGAAATTGAAGATAGCAATCTGAGTGATACGGAAAAGGATTTTCTCAGGAAAGCTGCACAACGACATAATCAATTTAATTACAAGCGAATTGCTGAATATTATGCAAACGCTAGTGCTGAAATGCAGGATCTTATGGAACGGTCAGCATTAGTTATTATTGATTATGATGATGCCATTAAAAATGGGTATGTACAGTTATCTAGTAGCCTTGAAGAGATTTTAGGTGATGAAAATGATGGACAATAATTTTGCAGTATTTATTTTGAGTCATGGTCGAGCTGGTAATGTTAAAACATATCAAACTTTAATCAATCAAGGGTATACAGGCAAGATATACATCATAATTGATGATGAGGATGATATGCGAAACTCTTATATCGATAAGTATGGTGAAGATATTGTACGTGTGTTTAGTAAAAAAGATGCCGCAGCACTTGTAGACCCTGCTGATCTTGAACCGGAATTAAAAGGCGTTATCTATGCTCGAAATTATTGCCATACTATTGCAGAAGAAATGGGACTTATCCATTTTTTAGTGTTGGATGATGATTATAATCTTTTTGCTCATCGATATGAGTGCAATGGCAAACTATTGTCATGTACAACCAAACGACTGGATGACATTTTTATGGCTATGGTAAGGTTCTTAGACCAAACAGGTGCAATTACAGTAGCATTGGCACAAGGTGGCGATTATATTGGCGGTGTAGATAATGGCAACTTCAAAAAGAAATTACTACGCAAAGCCATGAATAGTTTTTTCTGTCGAACTGATACGCCTTTCAAGTTTTATGGCCGTATTAATGAAGATACAACTATGTATGTTCGATATGGAGAAACTGGGCATTTAATATTCACGACGATGGATTTTATGTTAAATCAAGGCCAGACACAAAAGAATAAAGGGGGCTTAACAGAAATGTACCTTGATAGTGGTACTTATGTTAAGTCATTTTATTCTGTCATGTATTCGCCTTCATGCGTTAAAGTTGCTGCAATGGGTGATAAGCATATGAGGATGCATCATCGTGTTAATTGGGATTGTTGCACACCTAAAATTCTCAATCAAAGATGGAAAAAATCGAAAGGGGGTTAAGAGATGGCAAGAACTGGTAGACCGAAAAAAGTCATTAAGCAGGAGCAGTTTGAAGCTATGTGTCAGATACAGGCGACACAGGACGAAATATTGCTTGTGCTCGGTGTTTCTGATAAGACGCTCAATGCTTGGTGCAAGCGAACATATGGAAAGACTTTCTCCGACATTTTTGCAGAAAAGAGAAGTGCGGGAAAGATAAGTTTACGACGCAAGCAATGGAAACTCGCTGATAGATCTGCAGCAATGGCAATATTTCTTGGAAAGCAATTTCTCGGTCAGACAGATAAGTCAGAAATGGAAGTCAATACTACTGTCCAAAATAACCCACTTGACGGTGTTACGACTGAGGAACTAAAGAAATTAATCGATAAAGAGGGGTGAGGCTATGAAACTCACACCGGAACTCATGCAGCAATTCAAATATGAATTGGCAAGGCGTGAGTTTTTTTATTATTGCCATTTACAAGCACCGGACTTTTATAGGAAAGACAGAGACTACCTCGTAGAATTGTGCAATACGTTGCAAGAGTTTTACGAAGATCCCGACGCAAAAGTTCTAATAATGAACATGCCACCTCGACATGGGAAAAGCCGTACAGCTCAGATGGCAGCTAAATGGATATTAGGCAAAAACCCTGCTGAAAAGATTATGACTGGTTCGTACAATGCTACATTATCATCTACCTTTGCAAAGAATGTTCGTAATGATATTCAAGAAGTAAAGGCAGACGAAAACAGGGTTGTATATACGGATATATTCCCTAATGTGCGTATCAAACGTGGCGATGCCTCTATGGATATGTGGTCGTTAGAGGGCGGTTATAATTCTTACTTAGCTACATCTCCAAGTGGTACTGCTACAGGTTTTGGTGCCTCTATTCTGATTATTGACGATATCATAAAGAATGCAGAAGAGGCTTATAACGAAAATACTAAGGCCAAGCACTGGGACTGGTTTACGAATACTATGCTTTCTCGTTTAGAGGAGGGTGGCAAGATTATCATTATCATGACTCGTTGGGCGAGTGATGATCTAGCCGGTAGGGCAATAGAACACTTTGGGGATAAAGCCAAAGTAATAACTATGAAAGCCCTACAGGACGATGGCACTATGCTATGCGATGATGTATTGTCTTATGAAAGCTACAAAGAAAAATGCAGGGCTATGGGTGAGGATATAGCCAGTGCGAACTATCAACAAATACCAATCGACTTAAAAGGTTGCCTATATTCCAACATTAAAACCTATGAACATATTCCAACTGGTACTGACGGTACTCCGTTATTTACTCAAATAAAGAATTACACTGATACTGCTGATACTGGCGAAGATTGGTTGGCAAGCATTACTTATGGAATATATGACAAAGAGGCATACATACTTGATGTAGTCTATTCCAAAGCTAGTATGGAATATACGGAACCTGCCGTAGCTGAAATGCTGCACCGTAACCGTGTTAACATTGCAGACTTTGAAAGCAATAACGGTGGTCGTGGCTTTGCTCGACAGGTAACAAGGATATTAAAGGAAGAATACAACAGCAATTATACAAAGGTTGTATCGTTCCACCAATCTAAGAATAAAGAGGCTCGCATATTATCCAATGCAACTTGGGCTATGGATCATATTTACTTCCCTAAAAATTGGGCTGACAAATGGCCTGAATTTTACAAAGCTATCACACGTTATCAACGTGAGGGCAAGAACGAACATGACGATGCTCCGGATGCATTAACTGGTGTTGTTGAGCGGTTAAATGCTCCAGTTATTAAGTCCATTAATTCCAATATTTATTAGGAGGTTAATTTATTCATGTATATTAGCAGTGAACAGAAATATGCATATAAGCTGTTGCATGATGCATATTATGGTTCTGGGCTATTTTCATTAGGGAGAGGATTAAAGCAGCACCCTAGAGAAAGCCTAGATAATTATAATTTCCGAAAGATGCTATCAAGTTATTCTAATCATATTGCACCTATTGTTAATGCTAACGTTGACCCAATATTTAATGATGAGATTAGACGTGAGTATAATTCTACAGCAAAATTTGATGTATTTTTAAAAAATGCTGATAGATTAGGGACATCATTACAAGAATATATCCAACAGCAAGCTATAATAGCAAAGCTGTATGGAGTAGTTTATGTTATCGTCAATAACGAGTCCGAATTTGGTGCGAGTGTTGCCGATAATGTGAAAGATAGACGACTTCCTTACTTGCTATCTGTTGAGCCTGCTGATGTGACAGGTTGGAAATTGGATAATGAGGGGCGCATAATTCGTTTTGAATATAAAGAGTCAATTATTGATGATAATGGTGGGACAAAGATTATTTATCACGAGTGGACTGATACCGATTGGAAAATTCGAGATAAAGGGAAAGGCGTTATTGCAGAGGGTGAGCATAATCTCGGACGTGTGCCTGTAGTTCAATGGTTTGGTCGCAGTACTAAAAAAACTACAGTATTACCTCATCCCGAGTTTTACTCGCTGGCGCAAAAGAATTATCGCCTATATCATTTAGATAGCTTATTAACACAAATCCTTAATTCTCAAACATTCTCTACTTTAACAATGCCATCAGATGAAAATGTTGGGGATCTAACCCTTGGCGTCAATAATGTATTGTTATATCCATCTGAGTCTAGTCATCCGCCAGCATATATTGCTCCGGATAAGGGACCAGCTGAGATTATCATGAAAGAAAAAGACTCTGAAATTAAAGAGATGTACCGCATCGGTGGCGTTGATTCTGTAGTAGGGGTTCAGCAAGAAAAGTCCGGTGTAGCAAAGCAATGGGCGTTTAAACGAACCAATCAAAGACTGGCAAATTTTGCAGTACAATGTGAGAATGCGGAAAAAGCAATTATTGAACTATATGAATTGTGGACAAATGAGAATTTGTCCTATAAATGTGAATATCCGAGAGATTTTGACATTAATGATGTAGCCGATGTATTGTCGCAAGGACAACAAGCATTAGATCTTGGCTTTAAATCTAAAACCTATTATGCGGAAGTTGTTAAAAGAGTTCTCGATGGTTATATGCCAAATATCGATGACAAGGTTTATGACGATATCATTAAAGAAATTGAGGATTCAACACAACAAGATGTCCTTGATGTCACGTATTCAAATAGTAGTGAGGGCGATGATGTAGATGAATAAGACTACAGAACAAACCATTCAGGATACTATAGATAAGTTCGAAACTGAAATTCGACGACTATTAGAAGCTGGTTATACCCCACAAACTGCAGTACGAAAAGCGTATAATAAATACCCCGTTATGGATGCCATGCGGGGTGTTTTAATATCTGAATTAATTCGTGAATGTGTCAAAGGATATGGGGTTGATATTGGTGTAACCGGTAATGCAATTAAAAGTGCTATTATAAAGGGTATGCCATATGATTTAAAAACGATTTCTAAGGCTATGCAAGATGCATGGGCACCTGATGGCTTAAACTTATCTGAGCGACTACATAATGCGTCTAGTCGTGTCAAAAACGATGTTTCAGAAGCAATATCCGATGCAATGAAGAAAGGACAGGATACATTAGCTACAGCAAAGGCTATATTCGATGGCTATGGTGGTAATTCTGTCATTTCAAAAGCTGAGTTGCCTGATTTTTTGGAGAAGCTTCGCAAGTTGCCCATTCCGTTGCCTAATGATGAAGCTGGGAAAGATATGCTTAAATATCAGCTTCGTAAAGTTCGCCGATTAGTTGAGCAAGAAACTACTCCGGGACTTAGAGCCGCATATAGTGAGTTGATTGATGCTGTTGAAAAGAGCAATACAGCCACTTTAAATCATGCCATATATGTTGCGACTCAGGAAAAGGCTCGTTATCATGCTGAGCGTATCGCTAGGACTGAAAGGGCTCGTGCGTATGCAGAGGGTGAAATTGCAAGACATATGGATGATCCTGATGTAGTTGCATTTCAATGGAAATTGAGCACCCGACATCCTGTGGTTGATATATGTGATGTTTATGCTAATGCTGACTTATATGGACTCGGGAAAGGTATTTACCCTAAGGATAAATTTCCTCATTTACCTGCACATCCACATTGTATATGTCGTATTAAGCCAATTATAGAAGGTATGATTGATACTGTATCAGCTAAGCCAAATATAGAAGCTGGAGGACTAGCATACTTGAAGTCGTTACCAAAGCGGGAACAAGAGCGTATTTTAGGCGTAAATGGTCGCAATTTAGTAATGAATGGGCACGCATCATGGACTGAGGAAGCTAGGGGCTGGGATGGTGCTGTATTTAAAAGCAGACTGCCTGTTATTGAGTCGTTGAAAGATTATATTAAGAATGGAAAAATTAATATTGAGGATCTTTCAAAGCGTAGGGAGTTTGAAACAATAGATGATGTTAGACATCGTGTTATTGATTATATTAACTCACCATACTTTAATAGCAGCTATGTGATGCGGCAAAGCATGCATATAAAAGGTGGTAAGCTTTACGATAAAACACAAAATAAAAGCTATTATAACAATGAAATCCCTCACGCTGATGTTATAAAGGCCATACAGGAAGGCGTTTATAGTGGTATTAGGTTTACTCGAAAGGGCGATTGGAATCATAAAATAATGGTTGATATATCCCCTCATATTGGGTATGATGTAAATGCAAGGAGAGGAACAAAGCAGAAAACTAGCCTTGCAACTGTACATGTATCAGGAAAGGGTATTCATATAGTGCCAAAGGGAAGTGAACGGAAATGACAGAAGAACAACTTTATAAACGCTATAATGAGATTCGTTCAGAAGATGTAGAAGTCAGATTCGTTGATGGTGACACTATGACTGGTAAATTAGATTCGTTTACATCAGGTGCAAATAATGAGCCTGATGAAGCATCAATATATGTTGACGAATATGAATTGTATGCCAGTGAAATCGCAGAAATACGAGAAATTTAAAACTTAATTTAACCAATCAAGCACTTGCTTATGCAGGTGCTTTTTTATTTGCCTTTTTAGTATCGCAGGCGAAAAAGAACGAGACCGCAGTCGTGTGGTGTGGCACACGAAAATAAAGCGAAGTGGGAAAGGTATATTTTACAGGAGGTCATACAGATGACAAAAGAGGAATTAATCAAGTTAGGATTAACAGAAGAGCAGGCAGAGGCGGTGACTAAGGATTATGGGGAGAATTATGTATCCAAAAGTCAATTTAACGCCAAAAATGATGAGGCAAAAACGGCTAAGGCGGCAAAAGAAGCCTCCGAACGTTTGCTTGCTGAGGCGCAAGGCAAGTTAGAAAAAATTAACTCCACAGGGATTAAGGATGATGCCGGCATCGTTGCCATGCAGGAACGGATTAAAACCTTAGAAGATTCCGTAGAAGCCGAACGTAAAGCCCGTGAAGATGCTGATGCACAACGTATCCAATCCGAAATAGCTGCAGCAGTTGTAGATTCTTTAACAAAGCGAAATGCTATGGATCCAAAAGAATTTTCCAAATTGATTGTTAGCAAAATTAAGGTCAATGAAGATGGCACTTATGGATATGTTAAATCTGACGGGACCAGTGGAACTGTTGACGATTGCGTTGATGAATGGCTTAAAGGGAAAGACTATGCAATTAAAGATAGTCAAAAACGTGGAAGCGGTTCAGGAAACGGTGGCGCCGGTAATGGTGGGGAAGGCAACAAGCCTGCTGGATTAAAAGGGGCAGTAGCGGCAGCTATTGAAGCCCAACAATGTGAATAATTTATTTAACGGAGGTATTTAACTAATGGCAATTACATTAGCTGAAGCAAAACTTAACGTACAAGACGATTTGCAAATGGGGATTATTGATGAGTTCCGCAAATCGTCCTTTTTATTTGATAACTTAACTTTCGATGATTGTGTATCTCCTACCGGTGGTGGTGGCACGTTAACATATGGCTACACTCGCTTACTCACTCAACCTACAGCAGATTTCCGTGATATTAATTCGGAATATACTCCACAATCTGTTACTCGTAAACGTTATACCGTTGATTTGAAAGTATTCGGCGGTTCCTTTGATATCGACCGTGTAATCGCTAAGATGGGCGGTATTGTTGATGAAACTACCTTGCAAATTGAGCAAAAGGTAAAAGCTGCAGCTGCATTATTCAATGATACGGTTATCAATGGTGATTCAGGCGTTAATTCTAAAGCGTTTGATGGCCTGGATAAAGCGCTTTTAGGCTCCTCTACTGAATACAAACCAACAGCAGCAATCGATTTATCTGATAGCGCTGCTATTGATACAAATTACAAATCATTCCTTGATCAACTTGATGAATTCCTTTTAGCCTTGGATGGTACACCATCTGCAATTATGGGTAATACCAAATTGATTGCTAAAATTCGTGCAGTTGCTCGTCGGTCTGCGATGTACTCTACTAAACTAAACGAATTCGGACAACAAGTTGAATACTATGGCGTAACTCCATTGGTTGATCTTGGTGCAAAAGCTGGTTCCAATGATCCTGTAATTGGCATTAACGGTCAGGGCGAAACATCATTGTATGTTGCTCGTCTTGGCATCGATGGCTTCCACGGTGTTTCTTTGGCTGGCGATAATGTGGTTAATTTGTGGTTGCCTGACTTCACCAACGCTGGTGCAGTTAAAAAAGGCGAGGTCGAAATGGTTGCCGCTGTTGCATTAAAAGCATCTAAGGCAGCAGGCGTATTCCGTAAAATTAAGGTTAAATAAGGAGGTCAATTATGCCGATTATTAAATCTCCAGTACCTGATTATACAGGTCAAACAGGTTCAGTTGTATTTGTGAATGGTGAAGGCTTCACCGAAGATGCCAACCACATTGAATGGTTTAAAGAGCACGGCTATGAAGTTGTAGAAGATAAACCTGCAAAGGAATCTAAAAATACAACCACAAAGGCTGATAAAGAGCCTAAGGATGAAAATCCTCCGGACAAAGATCCTGCTGATAAAGAGCCTAAGGATGAGGGCCCTGAGGATAAAACCTCCGGCAAGGGTTCCGGTAAAAAATAATTGCTATGAATAGCCGGGCTATATTTGAAAAGCGTATTCGTCAGGCTGTAAAAGCAAGCACTATAGATGTGAGAGAAACTGCGCAAGAACAACATAGATTTACCTCTCGAACAGGTAATCTTGAAAAGGCGATTGATTATCAAATTTCTAATAGTGGCATGCAAGGGGTCGTATTTCTTGACATCGATGTTGCGAAATATGGCCCTTTTGTGCATGAGGGAACTCCAGCTCATGTGATTAATCCACGATTCAAAAAGGTATTAAGATTTGTCCCTCGTGGTGGGAATGGATTTGTGTTTACTCGGAGGGTATTTCATCCGGGAACGGCACCTGATCCATTCTTATATGATGCATTGGAAAATAATATACCAAACATTATTAATATATTTTCACAATATACAGGCCATGCCTTGGATGATGTGGCTCGTGGGTTAGTTAAAGACGAATATTCAATAACATTTAATATGTAAGGGGTTTTAAATATGCTGTACAAATTTGAGGATATGGCGGAGCTATTTAATGATGAGTTGCTAGGTGATGAAATAACCGCCAATACTGTTGGAAAGGCAGAACAGTGGTTATATGCATTTGGTAATCGTCTAGGTGTAAAGCCGGATAAGATTATTCGTAGTTTTACAACCGATGAATTAGTACTTGCTTATATCTATCGTGAAGTATGCGTAAATAAAGCATTTGCATTGCCGGGTTCTTATAGTAATAATGGCTCAACAGACGATTTTTATTCTAAAAAACTAGAATATTATGAATCTCGTATCAAGCAATTAGAATCACGTATCACACCTGAACAGTTAACCGGCAACCCTACTGAATATAAGGGCTATCGTTCTGTTGAAATATTTAGGGGGTGACATATGCAATGGTATGAATTAATGCAGCGCATACAAGATGTATTTAATGGCACTAATTTAGGTATTGATACTCGGCTAGGGCTTACAATACCACAGAATGCTGGAGTAACGGCCAATGGTGTTGTTATGATTGGTCGGGGACAAGAGCAAAAAGATGATGATGTGCATTTAAAAGTTACGTTGTATCTTGAAGCTTGGACTAAAACAGGCACAAAAGAATTCGATAAAGGTTATCCACAATTAGTTGATCTCGAGAATAAGGTTGACGCTATATTATTAGCGTTCCGTAAAGCATGTGGAGAACTTAATGAAGATGTATGCGTATTAGATTGTGGATTTCAAATCGTTGATCTCCATGTCGTAAATAAAGTAGGCGACCATGATAGTATACGCCCATTATTGGGCACTCAGTACACTATTGAGGCTCGCCTTTTTGATTTGAATGAAAGAGAGGATATATATTAATGCCAGAACCAGCAAAAAATTTAACTGCGTTAAAGCAAAGCAAGAAATCTCTTGTCGCTATGGGTAAAAATATATTGATCTACATCAATGTTGGTACCGATGAAACTACCGGTGCAAAATGGGAATTGTTGGGCGGTCAAAGAACAGGCGACTTGAATTTAAAGGCGGACTCTATTGACGCTTCTCATAAAGGTACAGGCGGTTGGAAAACTACATTACCGGGCATGAAAGAATGGTCCACCGAAGTTGAATCAATTTTGATGCTTAATGATGAAACTTTAAAAGTCGTATATCAGGCGTTCTTGAATGATGAACGTATTCATATCAAATATGAATATCCTGATAAATCATATGTTACAGGCTGGGCATCTATCACAGATAACTCTACGACTGGCGCACACGATGATGTGGCTACTCGTAAAATCACACTTAACGGCGATGGTCCATTGTCTGAATTAAAAACCGTTTAATTTATAATCTCAGGAGGCTTTTATAATGAAACGAATCCCATGTGAATACTTTGGCGAAGGTGAAAAAATCTATTTTAATATTGGGCGTATTTTACAGCTAGAAGCTGTATTGAAAAAGCCTATAGGTCGTATTCTTGCAGAAGGCTTAGGCATGACGGAGGTATTGGTTGCCTTTGAAATTGGGCTTGCGCACTACAAACGACGTTCCTCGGTATTCTATCAAGAAAAAATTCAGGAAATGATGAACAATACGGACTTCAATTTCAATGAATTGATGATTACTGTACAAAAAGCACTCATCGCCAGTGGCGTTATGGGTAAAAAGATTTATTATCAGGAGTTCCCTGAGGAAGCCACCGAGGAAGATAATGCAAACATTGAAGCTGAGGAGGCTTTAAACGAAAAAAACTAATAGAGGGGGCTGATGCCCCCTCTTTTTTTGAGTGGTATCGATTCAACGAAAAGAATGCATATGGAGTACTGCAATTAAAACCTTGGGAATATAAGCGATTATCGGTTATGGAGTTTTATAAGCTATTAGAGGGCTATGAGGCTAGGGCAAGGCGAGAGCATAGTATTCAGGCATTCTTTTTTTCGTTATTAGCTAATATGCAAATTGCTAAAGGCAAAAAAATTACCGTAGAGGATCTTATGAAACATATTTATCCACCTACGGAGCTTGACAGAATGAAAGAGGAAATAGAATTCAAACGTGAATGGATTGAATCGGGAGGGGGTGAAATCGAATAATGGCAGATAAACAAATTAATGTCAAAATTAATGGCACTTCCGCTGGGGCTGTGCAGGCTATTGATAAAGTTGGTCAAAAAGCTGATGAGGTTCTTGGCAAAAAGCTTGCTTCACTTGGTGAAAAAATGTCAAGGGGGCTGTCCATTGCTGGGGCTGCAGTTGGTATTACAGCTGTTGCAGCCGCAACAAAAGAAGCTGTAAGGGCTGGTACTGAATTAAGTGATAAATATGCGTTGATTAAATCTCGCATTAACTTAATTAATGATGGAACGCAGTCCACCGCTGAAATTATGGACAAAGTATATGCGTCCGCCGAACGTACTCGTGGATCATATCTCGATATGGCTGGTGCTGTTGGTAAATTGGGAATCTTGGCAAAAGATGCTTTTTCTTCAAATGATGAAACAATAGCTTTCGTCGAACAGATGAATAAGCAATTTAAAATTGGCGGTGCATCGATTGAAGAACAAACCTCTGCGATGTACCAACTTACACAAGCAATGGCTGCTGGTAAGTTACAAGGGGACGAATTTAGGTCCATTATGGAAAATGCTCCATTATTAGCACAAGCTATTTCACAAGAAATGGGCTTGCCTATGGGCCAGCTAAAAGAAATGTCCTCACAAGGCTTAATTACAGCAGATGTTATTAAAAATGCAATGTTTAATAGTGCCGATGAAACAAACGCTAAATTTGCTGAACTTCCTATGACTTTTGCAGAAGTTGGAAATTCAATTCAAAACCAAGCAATACAGGCATTTCAACCAGTATTGGAAAGTTTGACACAGATGACGGCTGGCAGTGAATTTAAAGAAGCATTAAACGGGATTGGTGTTGTATTTCAAGGATTGGCAGCTGTTGCCCGTGTTGCTATTAGTGGCATATCAGGAGCATTTTCTTGGGTTACTACTGCGGTTAGATTAAATATACAGGCATTGCAAAATTTTGGATCTGTATTAACAGCCATTGGGCCACCAGCTATAGCTACATTTGCTGGAATTACAACATATATGATTGCTTCTCGCATTGCTGCGGCCGCATTTACTAGCACAATAACCGTACAAGGGGCTGCAATCGCCACTATAAATGCAGTTACAAAGGCTTGGGCGGCTACAACAGGTACAGTAAGGGCGGTATTTTTGGGAATAAGGACAGCTATTGCAACAGCCACAGCGGTTATGGGGGCATATAGAGCAGGCATATTGATTCTTAATGCTGCACAAGCTGCACATGCTGTTGGAGCGCTAGCGTCGGCAGGAGCAACGGCTGTATTTAATGCCGTATTAGCAGCCAATCCGATTGGTTTAGTTGTTGCAGTTTTAGCTGTATTAGTCGCTGCACTTGCTTCTAGTGAAATTGCCACCAATGGCTTTGGTGCTACTATGAAAAGCATATGGATGGGAATTGTCCATACAGTTACATGGGCTATTAATGGTATTCTCAGCATGATTAATGCGCTTATACGTGGCATTAACGCTGTTTCAGGCAAAATAGCGTCTGTATTTAATACATCCGCAAGTAAAATTGATGAATTAAATTTAATTGATGCACAGGCGGCTGAAGATTTTGGCAATAATACTGCAGATATGTTCGGTAATATTGGTGACGCTTTAAATCCTTCCTCAGGTGGTGAAGTCGGGTTTGGTGGATCTGGTGCTGGGGCAGGTGATTATGGAGCTGGTTCCGGAGGTAAAGGCGGGTCAGGTGGTAGTAGCCAAAAAGATGCCAAGGATGAGGCGGAACGATTGCATCGTCAAATACTTGAATCGTGGACAGAGATGTTCGGGACCCGAGCTCAATTAGCGGAGCAATGGAGGGATAAGGAACTTGAAGAGTTAGAGAAATCTAAAGCAAACAATATCCACTATGAAGAGGATAAGCAAAAAATCATGGAAATGTATGCCCGCAAGCGTGAGGATGCGATGCATGAAGAGGCCAAACGATTGCGTGAATTACAAAACTCTATTCGTGATATGAATGTTGCGTTTAAGTTCAATACTGCTGAACGTGATTCAACCGGGGCACAATCGCCACTAACCAAGTTAGCTAAAGAGCAAGATGATGCTGTTAATTCGATTAAAGATAAATATCAGGAATTATCTGATAAATTCGCTGAAATGACGGAACGTGATAGGGCTGCATACATTAAGATGTTGCAAGATACTAACACGCCATATGAATTAGAGGGCAATCGTCTTACATTTAAAGAGCGTGAAAATGCTGAATTAATGGCGATGAATGAAAACTTTGAAAATCAAAGACTTGATTTAATTCGTACAAGCGCCGAAGAAGAGTGGGCAATTAAAGAAGCAATGCGTACACAAAATTTTGAAGCGCTACAACAGGCTTTGACTGATGAATACGTAGCGACCCAGCAAAATTATGAGTTGCGAAAACAGCTTCTTGAAGAGTACCAGCAAGCGGTTATGGACAGCCATTTTAATAGTCAGCAGATGTTCTTTGATATGGCGAATGCAGGCATTGATAGCATGCAAGAGGGCATATCTAAATTGATACAGGGCACGCAAAGTTTAGAAAAAGCGTTTCAAAATATTGGGAATGCTATTTTAAAAACAATCGCGGATACTGTAGCTAAATGGATTGCGGCTCAACTACAACAGATGATCTTCGGCAAAATGATGGCTAGCCAAACAGCTGCAGCAAATAATGCTGCATTACAGGCTCAGTTACCGTTAGCAACTCAACTAGCTCAACAAATGGCAATGGCTACATGGGGTGCTAGTGCTACAGCCGGCATGGCTGCATGGAGTGCTGCATCGGCTACAGGTGCTGCGATGAGTTCTGTTGCATCACTAGCTGGACGACTTGGCAATATTGGTGGAGGCTTTGACATTGGAAGCGGTCCACAAAAGCTCGTACCAAATTTGAAGTTGGCAAGTGGTGGCCTAGCATATGGACGTACCTTTGCAGAAATTGGTGAAGGTAACTATCCGGAAGCAGTCGTTCCATTATCTGAACAGGTATTCGGACAAATTGGTGAAGGTATTTCAAAGGCTGGAGGCGGTGGCGATGTGCATGTGCATGTCAATGCTATGGATGCTCAGTCGTTTATGGGATGGCTTGAATCGTCAGGCGGTCAAACCATACGTCAATTTTTAGTAGATAATAATCGTGAATTTACATCAACAGCGGGGACGTGGTAATTATGGCAGAGTTTAAAAAATTCCCTAACATCAATACGTTTGCATGGGATTCAAGCAAAATGCAGCATTGGGATGTAAAAACTAAGCGGAGTGGATCCGGTAGATTACGTACAATGACTACTCAGCAACTGCCACAATATACTATTTCCGCATCGTTTGCCGTATTGAACCAAGAGCAGTACGAAACGATGATGGGCTTTTATGCCACCGTAAAAGGTGGCTTAACCCCGTTTTTATGGCTTGACCCTGAGGACCATACGCAAAAAGGCATTCGACTTGGAACCGGGGCCGAGAATGAATGGCAAGCTGTTCGTAAATTCGGTGATTATATTGAACCTGTTGCATATGTTGAAAACGTTAAGCTATATGCTGACGGTCAAGAGGTTAGATGCACCACTGACAAAGGTGTTATACGTCTAGCAAGTGGACAGACTGTTTCTCCTACAGCAATTATTACGGCTGACTATACATATTATTGGAAGGTCGTATTTAGTGGCGATTTTACAGCCGACTTGAAATATAGAAACGTTTATAAATCTAAACCGTTCAAATTAGTTACAGCATGGTGAGGTGATAAAGTATGAAGCACGTTGATGAAATTCTTAATAGTCATCTCAATAAGAATAAATCATTTGTTAGCTGTGATCTATATGAGCTGCAATTAGTGAGTGGAATCTCGTATTACTGGGCCGATACTGATGCTAATGTATCATATGGCGGTAAGTTATATCGAGGTGATGGGCCAATTATTACTCGGAACCAAATAAAAACACGCTCCGAAGTGGCCGTCGATAAATTAACTGTTAATATTTCTTGCAACAAGGATGACAAAATTGGTGGAGTTCCGATTATGGCGGTAGCTCATAATGGTGGATTCGATGGCGCCACTCTATCTTTAAAGAGAGCTTTTTTCGATGAGAAAAATCATATTATTGGGGTTGTTTCTTTGTTTACTGGAGAAGTTAATGTCAAACAGGGTGGAGGCCTTACATTACAGCTTGATGTCAAATCAGTTGTGCAAAGACTCAATACTGAGTTTCCGGGTAAGCGATATTATCCTCAATGTCCCTATAGCATTTATAGTTCTGAGTGTGGCGTAGATATTAAACAGTATCGAAAACGCATAAAAGTTGTATCAGTTCCGGCTACAAATACTATTACGATTGATTCTTCATTTAGCAATGGCTATTACAATGCTGGAGGTATTGAGTGGATAAATGGCCCTCTTGCAGGACAATCTACTCAAATTATGGATAGTCAAAATGGGCGTATTCGATATATGACTCCTTCCGATGCACAGCCACAAGTTGGTAATGAGGCCTATATATATCCGGGGTGTGCAAAAACACCTGAGGAATGTCGTTCAAAATTCAATAATTTTAATCGGAATAGGGCAACTCCATATGTTCCGTTAAAGGAGAGCATTCGATGAATATTATCAAACTACAGCGAGTAGATAGCGACAAGCCAAATGCAAATGAAAGTACAGGCCAAAAAATCGCAAATGCTGCAATTAGGTGGCTTGGTACTCCTTATCAGAATAATGCGATGGTAAGAGGCGTTGGCGTTGATTGTGCGTATTTGCTAGTGGCTGCAGTTGTTGAATCTGGGCTTATGCCAAAGGATAAATTGAATATTGAGGATTACTCGAATGAGTGGCATTTGCACCATTCAGAAGAAAAATATCTCAAATATGTGGAACAGGTAGCCGATAAGGTGGATCTTGAAAATGACATACTTGAAATTGGTGACTTTTTACTCTATCAATTTGGCCGTTGCATTAGTCATGGTGCAATATATATCGGCAACGGGTTAGTTATTCACGCATTTGTTGATTACGGCGTAATATTCTCAAAGCTGGAAGATGTAATATTCAATGATAGTCGAGGGCGAAGCCGATTACGTGCCGTTTATCGATTCCGAGAGGAGGTGACACCATAATATGGGTTTTTGGCGCAGTCATAACTCAACTACAACAGCTGAGCGCATTAATGAATTTCAAATTAATAGTGCTTCGTATGGTGAAGTAGTTCCTGAAGTATTGGGGACTACTCGGCAATCCGGGAATGTAATTTATTATGATGATTTCACCGCCCACGAACATAAGTCTACTCAACGAACTGGCAAAGGTGGGGGCTCGAAACACACTAATATTACATATACCTATTCGGTAGCATGTGCTATTGGTTTGTGTGAGGGGCCTATATCCGGTATTGGGAAAGTGTGGATAGATAAAGAAATATTCACATACCCACAAAGTGAAATTCAGCTTACTTTATTTGATGGTAGGCTAGGGCAGCAACCTTGGCCGTATGTAGTCAGCAAGCACCCTGAAAAGGCATTGCCATATAGTGGACTTGCATATATGGCTGGTGTTGTAGATCTTGGAGAACGTGGGAGTTTGCCAAACTATAATTTCGAGGTCAAAGGCAAATTATTAGATACCGGTGATGGCATTGATGTGAATCCCGCAGATTATATTGTGCATATCTTAAAAGGGGTAGGTATTGATGCATCTCAAATTGAGGGGTTAGATAATTACAGACGGTATTGCAGGGCGGCGGATATATTGATTTCTACACCTCCAAATGAAGGTGCAAAGAAAGCACAGGCCATAATTAATGAAATTGCAGAAATTACAAATGCGATTTTATTTTGGTCTAATGACCGCTTAAAAATAGTACCTCTTGCAGATGAGTTAATCCGTGACTGGGATCCGCATTTACAGGTTCAGTATGATTTAACTGCAGATGATTTAATTTCGGGAAGCGATGGGCAGTTAGTAATTTATAAGAGAAAAGACACCTCTGAATGTTACAATCAGGCAACTGTTGAATTTTTAAATCGTGCTAACAACTACGAGAAAGAAACAGTATCATTCGAGGTTGTGGCTGATGTACAAAAAAATGGAATGCGTCCAGCATCCACTAAGCAAGCTCATTATTTGTATACAAAAGCAAGGGCTCAGTATTATGCCGAGCAATTAGCAATGAAGCGATTATATAGTCGCAATCAGTATACATTCCATTTATCATGGGAATTTTGCAGGCTGGAGCCCGGTGATATAGTAACCTTAACAGATGATATTTGTCAGTTAAATAAGCAAATTGTCATTATAACTGCTGTATCAGAGGCGGCAGATGGGCAACTTGAAATTACTGCAGAGGGGAAACCACCCGGCACATATGCTCCAGCTAAATATAACGTTCATGAAAATGAACGTCCTTTCATTGATTATAATATTCCGGCTCCGTCTGTTAATGACGTAGCAATATTTCAGACAGTTGGAGATGTTGGAGGAAATCAAGTATTCGTAGGCGTTAATGCTCCGGATAATTGGGGTGGTTGTTCTGTTTGGCTGTCCGATGATAATCAACGTTATCGTCAAATTGGAGAGATAACCCAACAGGCTCGCATGGGGCGCATGAAATATGGATTTAGCCAAACTAATGATTTTTGCAATATAGTCCTTAATCGAGGAGTATTGCAAAATGGTACTCATATAGATGCTGAGCGTGGCAATACGCTATGCTGGGTAGGTGGTGAGGCTTTGAGTTATGAAACAGTGGAAATGCATACGGATAATTGGTATACGCTGAAAGGCCTTGTACGTGGACAATATGGCACAAAGGCTATTTCGCATAATGCTAATGAACGATTTATTCGTGTGGATGAAGCTATATTCAGAGCGCCTTATCGTCCTGAAGATGTTGGGAAAAAGATATATCTTAAATTTTCATCTCGCAATATGTTTGGTACTAATGAGCAAGGCCTCGATGAAGTACAGGCATATGAATATACGATTACTCCTTACTATATCCCTGAGGTCAATGAATTAGCTTTATATACAAAGTATTACAAAATTGGGGATGGGGTGCTGTCATATGATGTAGTTGCTACATTTACTGCTCCAGATTTAAACACGTTTGATACTGCTGAAGCATGGTATCGTGAAGGAGCTGGCGAATGGAAATATGGCGGCAATGGTAATGGCCAAATCGTTATTAGTGGGTGTGAGCTAGGTCATACATATGAGGTCAAGGTTAAGGTCAAGGATTCTCATGGAAACTATTCACAGGGGATTACTAAAAGTATTCTCGTACAAATGAAAAGTGATGTACCAAATACCCCGCAAGGTTTTTCCGTAACGTTTGGATCTGTAGCACAATTTAATTGGTTAGAGGTCCGCAATGCAGACATTGATTATTATGAATTGCGAACAAATCTTAATCCGGGACAATCCGATGGATTAATTGGACGTAGTAATAACACGACGTATGCTGGGATGCTAACCGAACGACAAGGAAAAGTATATTTGTATGCTCACAATCCATCTAAAGGATATGGAGCGCCAGCAAATGTGGAATATAACGTTCCTGTTCCTAAAGCACCTACAACATTTATTGCTAGAGCTGGATTCGGTAGTGTAGGAGTTCTTACAAATGCAATTCCAGCTAATTGTAAAGGGATGAATGTGTATATTAATGAAACCGTGTATTTTTCGGCTACAAATGCAGTTACATTCCCATTGAATGTAGGCATATACCGAGTACGGGTTGCCTTTGTTGATATTTTTGGTGAGGGAGCTAAAACGGCAGAGCAGCCAGTAGCGATTTTGGAAAAGATTCCGAAAGAATTGCTTGATACTGAAAGCCTTGGGCTGGATAAAATGGATAAAGCTATTGAATCCATGAAAAATGATGTATCAGCAGTTAAGAAGGTATCTGATGGCTTTGAATCCAGACTCACGGATTTAGCCAATGGAACTACTAAATCAATAAGCGATATGAATAAGCATATTGAAAGTCGATTTACACAGCTGTCTGATGGATTTGATGCACGTATTACGGAAGCATTGGGCGAAATCGATGGTGATAAATTAATCGCACGCATCAATTTGAGTAAATCGGGCACACGCATTGATGGGAAACTATTCCATGTAACAAGTAAAACTATATTTGATGCCAATGTAATTGCTAAAGGCATGATCCAAGCCAATGCAGTTACTGCGGAGAATATCGATACCCCATCACTGTCTGCTATTTGTGCAACCATAGGAACATTAAGAACTCGAACAACTGGAGCTCGTGTAGAAATTCAGGACAATTTAATCTCGGCTTATGACGAAGAAAATAATGTTAGAGTTAAGCTCGGGTGCTGGTAAAGGAGTATAAATAATGACACCTCATATCCAAATATATGATAAAAATGGCAATATCATATTAAATCTAAAAGAACGTTTGACACGCATTGAAGGGCGTCAATATGTAAGTGCGGTACCTAACGTTAAGAATACGATACGTGTTGAGGGACTGCAGTCCGGGCAAAAGGTGTGGGCTGCAGCTATGGGGCAGTACCTAGTGGCAGAAGTTAAAGATGATGTTATTACATGGTACTTTTCTGTAACTCGTGAAACAAATTTATCTAATGGGCGGATTAACGGCTTTCAATATGAGGGGTGGGTTGTTTATGGAGTTTATTAATGTTAAAAACGAAGCTGGCACAACTATTATTAATGATAGTTATGATAATTTAGTTTATCTCAGCTTACCGAAACAAAAAGAGGCTGTATTGTGGACTGGAAGCAATAGAGCAGTGTCAGCTGATGTATTAATTCCTACGCAACTTAAAACGTATACTCCATTAATGGTGCCAACTATGCTATATCAATACGGGAATGGTGGTTCAAACGCTATTCGTATAACGTATATTACTCAGCCAAATTATCATGGTGAGGCTCCACTTATTGCAATATCTGTTCCACAGGGATATGAATTCAAAGCACAATGGATATGTCGCAAAAGAGAAAGATTCATAGCCCTTATTGTTGATGTTGTTAAGGGTGGAGCAATAATTACACAAGAAATGATTAATGAGGTAAAAAATGGCATTAAGTTTTATTGTTTCGGATATTTCGAGGACGTTGCAGCCAATGCGAATACACCTCGCATCAGATTCGTTGATAAGGTAGGAAGTAGCAAACCCAATATAGCTTTGCAGGTTTTAGGAAAGCACAAATTCTTCAAAACAAGCTGGAAAGATGAATACAATATCAAAAATGATGTGATCTATGATAGCCGTATTCGATATTTAAGGGTAATCGACCAATATCATCAAGATTGGTACAGCACCTTGTCTAAGTATTCTCCTAATGAGCATACTAAAATGACTGTGCCATCTAAGTCATATGATTGTGATATTGCTGTAATTCCTATGTCGGTAATAGATGCTGCAGTATGGGGACCTAATATTACGAAAGGCGATAATCAATCACATACTGGTAGTGTATGGCAAACTGTTCATTTTACAGGTAAACGAAGTATCGAAATAAAATCTTATCAAAAAATTTATTGGGATACTGTAACACCATATCCTATGGGGTGTGCTGGGCAGACGGCTACTCAATATATGGTTGTCGATGTTACGGGCTATGATAAAGCATCAGGGATGCCATTTAATTAAAGAGGTGATCTATGAACACAATAAAAAATGTATCTGAAACGATACATATAGGTTCTGATTTTAGGCGCGCTTATATAGTGCAGGGGGATGTTGATCTAACAACCGCTACAGCTATTTGTAAAGTGCGTTCTCTAACAGGCAAATTGTTGGCAACAGCTGAATGCCATATTAGGGAGGATACAATTATTGTAACCATTAGAGGAAAAGATACATTAAAGATCTCAGACTCTATAAAAAAGGGTCAATATGATGTATTTATTGTTGGTAAAGATTATTCATATAAGTTAGTCATGGGTGATATTGAGTTCATCCATGACATCAGTTTACATTAAAAGGAGAGCAAAAAAATGGCTATAAAAGGAAGTGTGAGAGCACCATATGTTATTGAAGTTCATGTTCCTGAAACAATTAACGTAAATGTAAATATACCCGGATTACAAGGAAAACCGGGCGAGGGAATCTATGACTTTGTCAAACGACATGGATTTACAGGTACCGAGGAAGATTTTTATAACTCCCTTAAACCTCAACAGCCTGATTTGGCTGGAATTGTGCGAGACCTAAAAAGCAAAAATATTCTTATTAATAGTGGCATGCTTGATGTGGTATTATCTGCTATTGTTCATGCGTTGACTGAGCAACCTTATGCGCCACTTACATTTACCGAACCAAGAAAAGGGGATACGGAAATTCGAGTATCCGGCCAAGACGGCTTTAAAGTTCGCGTGAGTGGAAATGCAGAAGCTGTTGAAATTCAATCCGGGAGTGCAACTATTAAAATTCAGCCTTATGGCGCAGATGATATTTATCTTGAATATCTTAACTTAATTGAGCACGTCGTTGATACTGTTAAAATCAAAGGTCTTTTTGAATTTAATCCGGAAACGGCTACAGAAATTTTACCTAAGCAATTCTATGGCCGGAGCGATTTGGAGGGTGAACTTACATGCCCGAACGTTGTTAAAGTTGGTGCATTAGCATTCGTCGGAACCGACCACAACATTATCAATTTGCCTAAGGCCACTGATATTGATAGGGATGCTTTCGCTAACAGTTCTCTTGCCGTAATCAATATCCCCGCATTTGTATGGGCAGATGATAACCTTGATTTAAAATCTTATGATCTCATTAGGGTTAATAAAATGACTGTTAGCGAGGAATCTCGCCCACCACGAAATGTCATGATGCAGAAAATTTCATTAGAGGTCTACAATCCAGATCACAGCAAAAAATGGAACCTTTATAGTGAAAAGTGGGAACAGGCATAATTCAATAATAGGGGAGAGTTGAATGAATACATTATTAGTATCTATTACTGATTTTATTCAGTTAGCTTGGGAGCGGCTCACTGATGGATTTGCAATTAAAACTGTTATGGCGATATTTGCTACTATTGGCATATGGCTTTTAGGATTAAAGCATGTTCAGGTGTTGGGTATTTTTATTTGTTTAGTGTTCATTGATTTGCTTACAAAATGGGTAGCTATTGCATATCAAATGTTGTTAGATATGGGGGCGAGTCCGGGAAATATCAGAATGACTGATAAATACTGGGCCATTCCTGCTGCATTTGGGAAAGGGCTTATATCATCTAAGCATATGCGTAAACCGTTTGGCGATAAAGTATTGTCCTATGTATTACTTACGTCAGCAGCATGGTGCTTTGATTATATGGCACAGCCTTATGCGTTCGCCGTAACCCTTGTATGGACTTATTTAGGTGGTACAGAATTAACCTCTATATTGGAAAATATGCGGGATGGAGGTAATCCGCTTGCGAGCAAATTATTGGATATAGTTAATGAAAAGCTTGATTCTATTTTAAAAAGGAAATAATTTTTTAGGCACTGGCATAT